GTGTCTGGTTGACTTCCATTTCCGCAAAGGCTGATGCGCTCCTCTGTTCTTGGTCGCGCCGATCTATTTCCGCGGCCAAGGCTTGGGCGGGTAGACCAGCAAGCACCAGACGCACCATGGCGTCCAATTCCATCTTGTTCTGGTCTGTGACCGCTTTTATGTTGGATTGATTGACCTTGGCTTCGTTGATGGTGTCGGTGTTGTAAGCACGGGAAATGACATCCATCAGCTTGCGGCGGTTGTCGCCATCTTCCTTGATCTGGGCAACTTGGCCACGGTTGTTGATTTCCAACTGCATGGCGATCATCTTCTGTTCCTGATCGGCCATCGCCTTCTGCATTTGCAGCATCTTCATCTGAATCTGCGGCGGCACATCTGACTTTTCGTCAATCTGCGACAGCGGGTTCATTGCGGCCAAGCGGTCGGCAATGATGTCTGCCCCTGGAAAGTCCATGTTTCGGAACAGCAAATCGCCCGCGGCTTGGAACACCGTGGGTTCTGCCATCAGCGGCATCATGGTGTCCACGGCTTGCTGGCGCTTGCTGTTGTAGCCTGGGCCAGTGTCCATCACAACGTCATATAGACCGACGGTCACATCGTTAAGGACTTCGCCGGTTGCCTCTACTTCGTTGATGGTCACCATGTCCGGCTTGCCATCCACCCCAATGATCCTCAGCACCCGCTTGGTGTCGTAAATCTTCGGAATCAAGTCAAGAATGATCTTGCCCGTCTGCTTGATGCTGCGGGTCATGTTGTCGTAGAAATGGAAGTTCGACAGGTCAATCTGCTGCTGCTGGCCTTGTAAGGCTTTGCCAGAAATATTGCCTGGCAGTGCTTGGGACGGGTCAAAGATGCCCAGCACGGTCTTCAGGTCGTCAGCAATCGCGCTTGATGCCACCATGATGCCGTCAGGCGGCGGCTCGGGCTGGATGCGGGTCGGCACAGGCGCTGGAACACCCTCAATGTCCTTTTGCTTGTATCGCAGGACAGGGGTGGACTTCAGGTTGGCCAGTGCCCATTCGCTTTCATGACCCTCGTCCTGACCCTCGGCAATCAGCCACTTGGGCTTAGGCGCAAGGGCAATAGATTCGGTCAGGGCCGTGCGCCAGAAGTTAAACATCCGCTGCGGGTCTTTGGCAAACCGCACAAGACCGTACTTCTTGCGCTTGCCCTCAACGACAACCTGCGCCCCATAGCACGGGATGATCGGAATGTACTTGCCTGGCCACTCGCGTTCCTCAAGGACTTCCATGGCCGTCAGCTTGCACCACTTGACCTTTTTACGGTAGGACGGGCGCTCGTCCATGATAGTGATGCCTGACGCAGCCATCATTTCTGCGGACGGCAGTTCATCCTTGTAAACCCTCGTCCCATCAGACAGCAGAACCAAGGTGGCTTTGACACGCTCGATGTGCCAGTATTCAGCCAGCCTGATGTCTTCCTTGGTCACCCACTCGGCGTCACTGTCGCCAGTTGCGCGGGCGCTGAAGTTAGCCCCGTCGTCTGCGCCAGGATAAGCCTGTCGAAATGCCGCTTTGGACATCACGCTGGTAATCAGGCAGCGTTCAGCATCCGCACCGTCAGGGCTTACGCTGTTGGGGTCAAAGTAGACCGAAAACGGGTCGTCTACAGGCTCGATGTAAATTTCTTGGTCAAACGAATCCTCGCTGATGTAGTTCGTCGTGACCCTCCAGTAGCCCCAACCCATTTTTACAGCGTACTCAAACGCGGTGTCGTAGGCTGTATCAGCGTTGGAATTGACCTCAATGTGCCTAGTGATGCCTTCAATCACCTCGGCAATCTTCAAGTCGCCTTCGTTGTTGACCGGATGCACCTTAATGCGGGGCCGTTGCTGGCGCTGCTGGTTGGTCACCTGACGGACATACGCATCAATCTTGTTGATGGTTAAGCAAGGCCGTGATTCAAGGTTACGGCTGTTCTGAATCTCCACCGGCCATTGGTCGCCCGCGGCAAACTTTAGGTCGCCCAGTGCCTCGGCTCGGTTCTGGCTGTCCGCTTCACCCACTAGGCGCAGAAACTTGATTGCTTCGCCAATGCGGGTGTCGTTGTCCATGTCTTGCAACGCCATACTTTTTCCTTTCAACTCATCCAGTTGCCCGCCATGGCCACATTGGCACGTTTTTTAGGCTTGGACGGCTCTTTAATCATCAATCCGATATATCGGAATGCGTCGGCCCCGTGCGAATACTGGTCGTGCAGCGGTTGTCTGCTGAATTGTCCGGTTTCTGGGTCAACGTCATACCGATAATGTCGTAAGCAGTTTAATCCATCTGCTGTGTTTTCTCTATCGAAATAGCAGTTAGGGAATACCGTGCGGGCCGCGTTGATTGAATCAACTACCGGCACCCTGTCCAGAATGCGGGTCTTGAATCCTGCTCCCCTTACGATGTCCTCAATGCTCCGTCCCGCGGCGGCAAGGGTTGTGCTTTGGGCGTCATGCGGTAGCCAGATCGTGTCGTAGACGTAACCGTAGGTCTGTAGCTGCGCCAAGTAGCTGGTCATGGTTCGCTGGCTGTCCTCAAAGTACCTGATAAGCCTTGTTTCCATGCCCACAAACTGCACAAACCACCAAGCGGTAGCATCAGCCCATCCCAAGTCACAGACGGCGTGTACGGGCTTTGTAGCGTCATATGGAACCTTGGTGATGCGATCCTCGGCTTCTGCCCGCATCATCTCGTTGGCGAAGATTGCCCCGTCTACAGTCTGACGGCACATCCCCTCCCAGACCTGGTTGTACGCTTGTAAGTCCCTGCCCTTCAGGGCTTCCATCTCAAGGCGCAGCGTCTCGGGGAACCAAGGGTTGTCGTAGAAGTTGATCTTGATGCTGATGCAGTCCCGCGGCGGCTTCAGGACAAACCGCTGGTAGGTTTCGTCTGTCTCCAGTTCAGGGTTGAAACTGACCCAGATTTCGCTGCCTTCCTTACGGATGGTCGGAATCAAGATGTTCCAGGACAGGCGGCTGACGGTCTGGGCTTCCTCCACCCAGCAGATGTCCACACCCTCAAAAGACTTGATGTTGGTCGGGTTGTTCTTCAGGCCGATAAAGGCAAACTCTGTCCCATTGGCCCCGCGGATGCTGGCCTGGGTGATCTCGTAGAACCCCAGCAGCCCCAATGCTTCGATCTGGTCACACAGCAGCTTGTGGACGGAATCCTTGATGCTGGTCTGGTACTCACGGGCGCACAAGATACGCATGGGCTTTTTGGCCCCCAGGATCAACAATGACCTGGCGATACCCCAAGACTTAGCGCCACCCCGCCCGCCATACAGCACCTTGTAGCGGCTTTTTTTAAACAGTCCTTGCAGCTTGACCGGAAACTCGGCCTTTGCAATGGCGTTGTTGACAACTTCGGTCATGTTGTCCATGTCCTATTGAAAACGCGGCGCTTCTCTCCAAACCAGGCCACCGTCAGACCTTGCCGTGCCCATCCATCTATGGTTATGTCGTAAACCTTGCCGACACAAAAATAGAGTTGGAACCGCTTAATTTTGAGAGTCAACTGCATCGGGGTTCACAAACATGACCTGGATGCCAGCAAGCGGGCTACCGTCCTTGCCGGTGATTTCCTGCTCTACCTTGTCCCTCCAACCCAGCACATTCTTGGCAGTAAAGATGGCGAACGTGCTGTTGTACACACCCGTAAGCGCACCTTTGACCAGGTTCTGTTCTTGCATATCCTTCGCCTTTTTATAGGCGTCGGAAAACTGAGGGTTGCGTAAGTCCCCACTAACATCCTTGGCGTGTGCCCAGTCGTGTAGGGTGTCGCGTGAAACACTGATGGATGCAGCGAATCCTGCTAGGGTAGGGAAATCCCCTACTGGGGTGCTGAAGTAGTCTAGGACGGCATCGGCCATCCAATCTTCATACTTGGTCGGACGCCCACCTTTACTCTTTGGATGCTCAGGTGCGTCGGGGCTTGGCTTGTCTTTCGGTTGCCCCCGCCGTTTGACGGGCGCTTCCATCACTTTTTGCCTTTAGGCTTGGCTTCGCGCTTCACAGCGTAAGCAATGGCCACCGCTTGCTTGGGTGGCTTACCTGCTTTAATTTCGGCTTTGATGTTCTTTTCGAACGCTTGCTTACTGGGCGATTTGGTCAGCGGCATTTTTGGCTCCTTCCGTCATTGCTTTGGATTGCTCCTCGGCGATGACACGGTTGTATTCCTGGATGGCCCCGCTGATCTGCAACAGTATGCTTTCATGCTGCTTCGCCAGTTCTTGCAGTTCAGCCAGGCGCTTTTGCATTTGCTCGATTGTCATTTTTTCGCTGTCTTGGCGCTTTGTTTAAAGGCTTTAGCCGTGGGTGCGCCTTCTGACCCAGGCTTTCGCATACGCTCTGGGGTCTTGCCCGCGGCTTTCTGCTGCTCAATCCTCTCACGCTTAGCGTGAATGTTTGCGTACAGTCCTTTGGCCATCAGTCAGTTCCCCCTGCGTTTATACAGAAATTAGCCAAGTTATTGGATTCTTGTAAATCTTCTAACTCTCCTTGATCCAGCCTGGCCAACAACATCTGGTAAATGGCTAAAGACGTTTCCGCTTGAATCAGAAACGTCCTCGCCTTCACTACTTCCTGTTGTACCTGGCTGATTTCAGCCTGGATAAATTCGCGGCTGATTTCCATTAGGCAATCGTGCTGACCATGATGTAGTAGGTCGTGCCACCGCTGACCACTGGAATGCAATGGCTAACTACGGGCGAACCCACCTTGGCACGGAACACGCCAGTTGCGCTGACTGCGGGCATCAAAGCAAAGTTACCCACTTCACCGGTGCCGCTGTTGGTCACACGCAGGAAAGATGCGTTGCTCCAAGTGCCGCCCGATGCGAAATCCGAATCCAATTGCAGCGCCGCAAGGGTGCCGCCAGGGTTGGTAGACGAACCACCGATGGTTGCACGAAGGGCATTGGCTGCGCCGCTGATGGTGCCGCCAGTGTTGACTGACAGGCTAACGTGTGCGCCGTTGGTCGTTTGACCAGCGCCTTGGGCAGCAATAACGCGGCTCAGAACACGCAGGGTTTCACCAGCGCCAGCGCCAGCGTAATCCACACGGGCGTACAGGCCACGCATATCACCAGACCGGTGGGATGTTTCTGCGTAAATCTGGCTCAGATTGCCAGATTGAGTAACGTCAATCGGCACGGTCGCGGTGCCAACTTCAAAACTGTTCAGGGCGGGGTCTGCGTAGGCAACCCCAATGGCTTGAGTATTGGACATGATTTGTTCCTTTCAACAATTCCAGTTTTTTAGGGATGCCTTAGCCCGCTCTGCTGGGCCTTTGGCGTTCTTTACCACCCCTTCCATTCTCGCGCAAAAAGATGCTTTTCGTCCAGCATCTGCTTTTGTCTTCGGGTTTGGTGCTGGCGGTTTTAGGTTTGCGTTGTTCTTTGCGTTGTAAGCGGCTCGGCCTTTTGCCGTCATTCCTGCGCCTTGCTCGGTAGAACGGTAGTTTTTGTCTTTGCCGGTTGTCGTCTTCGGGATGGGCTTATCGTGACCTTTAGGCATAATCTTCCTCCACGACACACGCGATGTCGGCTTCCTGAATGATCTGGTAGTCCTGGCCGTCAAAGTTCTGAACAGGCCAATCCAGATAGGTGCCGTTGCCGTATTTGACGAAATCGCCTGGCCTGACTTCATGGACATCAGGCCCGATGGCCACAATCGTGCCCTCGTTCATCTTTTCACTGTTGATAGTGAAAATAATGTCCGACAACTTGCGGACACGGGGCTGAACTACTACGCGATCACGCAGCGGTTGAATCGGGCACATTGGGCTTCCTTCCAGGTTTTTTACGCATTGGCTCTACAACAGGCAAAGCAATGATTGTGGTCAGTTGATGTTCACCACACCAATCCAACTCATGCTTGTTCTGATGCTCAGGAAAGCGACGGCAAACGCCCATCACTTGCGCTTGGGTAAAAAACCGGCAGGTCTTGCAGCGGGCATCTATCATTTAGCTTTCCTTGACTTAGGCATTGCATTTTGCTTTGCCTTTGATTTGTCGTCAAGGGGGCTTACATAATTGGGTGAAGAAACTTGTTCAACCAACTCCGCAAGCCTTTTGCCCCGCGGCTTTTTCTTTAGACCGCCGACTAAATCGGCGATTGGGGTCACTTCTGGTAGGAAGAACGTCCGTGGGTGTAGCACACACCCTTAGAACGGCCACCGTTGAACTGGCCATTGGTGCCAGTGCCGTCGGCCTTGCCCATGCCAATGCCGTTCACCACTTTGCCGTGGCGCTCACCGGACATATCGGACGCATTTGCGCCAGCGGGCGGCTTAGTGCCAGAACCATAGCCCTTGGGGGTCATCTCAGCGTTGTCTTTCATGGTCTTTCCTTTCAGTCCAAGAATTTCAGTTTGTACAGGGTTCGATCTATCAATTGACAAATTTCGTCAATGATATTCTGGATTTCTGAATCCTGGGGCAAATCTTTGCGGGCTTCATCCACAAAGGCAAGCACAGACTTCAGGTATTTGACCGGCTCTTTGCCTGAATGAAATTCTTCAGGATAGGTCTTGATCTTGTTGTACCGGCCTTGATACGCTTCTGCGAAATCGTCAGCCAGTTCGATGATGTCTTCGTAATAGTGCCTTAGCGCCTTGTGTGCCGAAAACGAATCGGTAGACAGGTGCATGAAGTGGGCAACCGTGCTGCTGTGCAGCAAGGCGGCTATGAATTCGGCGGCGTCATCATCCATAGTGGTAATGATAGACCAAAAAAAGAGGGCCGGAAAGCCCCCCAAATCTCAACCAAGGAGATAGGCTACTGCGAG